CTTCAACTCTTTCTAATTCTGCTAAATCATCACCTGCATTGTTCATCACAAATGTATAAACATCAAGTTCTTTATACTCTTGTGGCATAAACCATTCACCTTGACATACACCGTCAAAAGTCTTTTGATCTACATCTAATGGAATATACTTTTGAAGTTTGCTAAGGCCTTGTTCTTCCATAGCCTCATTAAACTTGTCTACATCATCGTTAGCATCGCACAACACCACATGTACTTTATCCGCATGACCTGAATAGATCATATCGACAAGATTGCGATTAGAGAATCGTGGAATACCTAGTTCATCTGTTTTCATAAGCATAAACTTATTTTAACTTACATTGATTAGATTGTCAAGTCCTGATTCGCCATTTCCTTGATTTTGTTGACGTTGATAAGCTCTTGCTTGTCTAGCTCGAGATTCTTCTTTATACATTTCTAGTAGACTTGCAATCTGCTGCTGTACTTGCGGATTATGCGATTGAAAATATTTCTGAGATAAATCTCTAACAGACTCGTCGATTTCTGCATCAGATAAATTATCAAAAGAATCTACTAGAGGATTAAACATTAAGTAAACTTACCTACATAATGTGCATACACAGTTGTGCCACCGTCGTCTGTCCAAAAATCTACAATAGTCGGATTAGTTGGTTCACTTACTACAAAAGGTGTCGGAAAATTTGCATCATACTTAATCGAGCCGCCTGCTTCTGTACTCCAAGTAATTGTTCTAGGAGTAGCAGTATTGCTGCGTATTACTACTCTAATCTTTCCTAATTTATTTTCATCCGGCCACACAGCTAAACGTAATGTTAAGTTGTTTGATACTGTAATAGTTTGATAATGTCCGTTAGTAAAGTTAATATCTTGTAGACTGTTAACTTCTCCCATAGGGTTTACTTCTTCTGTAACAGATTCTAAACTAGCGTCTCTAATAACGCTTCCATTAAAGTCATTATCTGCGTTAACTTTTGCTGTAGTATCCTGTAATAACTCAATTTCTGCTTTAGATGCTACAAAGTTATTTTTAATAGTACTAAAATTATCACGAAACCCTTGTGAGTCGTTGTCTTGACCTGCTACAGGATATTCTGCATCAATGTCTGTTGTATTAATATTACTTGCCATTTTGTTTATCTCCAAACATATTTATTATAAATTAAAGTCATAGTTAGCAAATACGAAGTATTTGGGTTCGCCTACGCCTTCTGTACTGTCTATCAAAAAACGATCAATGTCTAATTCAAATTGTCTATAGTCGAATCCTGTAAAATTGATAGCAGCTTTAATTGTTTCGCTAGTTCCTGGTTTACAATAAACTAACGGTATTGATAGTGTAAAACCTAGTTCTTGGATACTATCTTGTTGTGCTGTGCGCATCCATAACGGTAGAAAGTTTCGCTCAGTTCTTCCTAGGTTACTAAATTGTTTTCTCATATTACTTATGTTACTAATAAATTTTGTAATTTTATTTGGATCGCTTACTTTTACTGCCGAACTGTCTGTTCTTATAGTGTTCTCTGGAACAGGTCGTTGATCTAAGTTAGTTGACGAACCTCTGTTCAACTCGGCTATAACATTTCCTGATCTCTGCAAAATAATAAAATCAGTACCGAATACCCAATTTACTGTACCGTTGCGAGTTTGCACAGCAAGTGTATCTCTTGACGGTACTGTACTTTCTAAACTTAGTCTACCTACTATAGGAATATTATTATACTCGGACGTATTGTACAACGGATTGTTAGGCTGTGCCCTTACACTGTTAACTAAAATTTTATTACTATTTTTAATAGTAATTTTTTCTGCAACCTTACCATCTTTTTCGTAAGGATCAAGTATATCTAAATAAACTACTTCGTATACAACTTCGTCTGTTCCTGGAAGTTTAGCAACGGCTGTTTTAAGATCGCTTATCTTATAATTTTTTCTTTTAGAATTAAGGGCACTTGCAGCCACATATTGTTCTGCTAATTTTGTTTCAATTCCTGAATATACTAATATTTTAATATCTTTGGTTAATCCGAAATTAGGGTCATTAGGGCGATAAACTTTTTCTATTGGAATTAATGCAGCATCTGTTACAAAATTATTAAATACAACTCGTTGATCTGGTTTTAGTAAAGGTTTAAAATATATGTTTGAATATAACTTATCATCCGGGTCAGACACTGTAAGTTTAAATGATTTTGTAATAGCACTATATCCAAAATGATCTTGTGCTTTTACAGTAAATTCATAATCTCTATCAATTGACGTAGTATTTCCGTCTAATACAAAATTTGCACTGTCAAAAACAGTTAATCCTAGATCATTACTATTACCAAAACTATTAATTTTACCAATAATTTCTCCATCGTATGCAAGAGTTAACCCGGGTGGCAATCTTCCATCTACTAAAGAATATAGCATATTAGCATTAGGCACGTTTGTGTTTGCTTTAACATACAAAGTTGAAATATAATTTGAATTTATATCTCCTAGATCGCTTTCGGTAATCCAGTTTATATTACTATTAACTTCACCTAACAATGTAACTTTGAATGTTTTTTTAGTTTCTGCACGTTCAGAACTATTACCAGTTACACGAATAGCATTAACAGTAAATGTATATTCTTTTGTTACTTGTGGTTGAAAAGGAACTTTTCCTGCTACTTCTCCCGATGTTTGGTCTAGTGAAGTTCCTATAGGAAGAACACTCGGCGAACCGTCATCATTAGTCGGAAGTAATTCATAAGTGGTAAATCCAACTAAACTGTTTGGATCAATAATATCTAAAAATAATGATATATAATTGTTTGCTCGTCTAAATCCTAAATCTGCAGGTGTTAACCATATAGGAGTTCTTATCGGAGTATTGTCAGCACTAAATACTCCACTTCCAACTTGCATAATTGTATTATCAGCACGTAAAAAATCATCACCTACTACATAAATTCTAAATGTTCTTGACGAAGTAGTGTCACCGTCAGTAACACTAACAGTGAACTGATAATAGCGATTTAATTTTTTAGGGACTTGAGTAGGAGTTGCGTAGTCGTAAATGGACACGTCATAATAAAAACTATCAAACCCTTGTGCACTTTTAATACTAAAGTCGTATGGATAGCGGTCAAAATTATTTTCGTCATAAATTCCGCTCTTTGCTTGTTTATCTAAGGCAAGCACAGGATCAACAACACCTACTAACTTGCCGCCTTTAGTTAGCGTTATCCCAGGCGGAAGTTCTCCGCTGTCTTGACCTATAAAATACGTTAATCGTTGACCTGAGCTAGTATCTCTGTCAATTACTTGTAACTGGTAATCTACAGGTGAACTATCTAAAATAAAGTACGTTCTGTTAGTACCAATATCAAGAAGATCCTCAGGCGTAACCCAAACAGGTTCGTCTGCACCTTGTACTTCGATTGTAAATGTTCTATCTTGTACAACACCGTTAAGTGTTCCTCTAAGAACAAATCTATAGCTAATATTTCTAGGTACTTCAAAAGGAGTACCTATTATCAAAGTACCACTCAATCTCATACCTTTAGGAATTTCGCCCCCTAACAGTTGCACTGTTGCACCTTGATCTACAGGAAGAGCAACAGATGTTGTAATTCTTTCCTGTAGTATTGCTAATTTTGTTCCAGATTTTTTATTCCATAAAGCCATCTACACGTTCTCCGTATAGTATTTATCGGCTTTACGTACTAATTGTGCCAAGATCAATTTGTGCAGAATTAATATCAGGTCCTAATATTGCGCCTAAATCTATATTTGCAGTGTTTATTAAATAGTCTATAATAGAGTTAAACTGTCTTTGTATTACAGGACCAAAATCCCAATAGTTGTCAAAATAAACATTAATATCTCTTATATCAACATCGTGTACAAGGCCTGTTACGTTAGCAATAACATCTCCTGCACTTACTGTATCTACATTAACAATATTTTGATTATTAGCATTTAAAGGCCCAGTTAATCTAGGACTAGGGTCAAGTGCAACTAAATTGTCTCCCTGAATATCAATAAAAATATGATTTAAGGAAGTTCTTGTTTCTACACCTGTCCCTCCCATAATTCCAACATATGTATTATCGTTACCGTTGGTACTTCCATTATCAGTTAAGAATAGCAAGTTACTCATTCCGCCGCTACTGTTAATAGTAATAGTATCACCGTTTGACGTAAGTGTAGTATTCGAACCAGGAACAAGTTTTTTAAATTGTAGTATCTTATCTACTGTTTGTGCATATACACCTTCACCGGTTATTCCTATGTTTTCTACACCAACTGTAGCATTATTAATTCTAGAATTTACATCAGTAAAGTTGTCGTTTACTTTAATAAAGGCTTCACGTAGATCGTCACCTGTACCATCATTTGCGATGTTACCTACATTAATAGTTTGTATTGCCATAAATCCTTGCTCCGTTTATAATATTTATCGTTTATAGGGCTGCAATAGCTGCTTGGAAGTTTGCATAAGTTGCACTAGTTGCCGCAATATTTTTAAGTTCTGCAATACTTACATAACCAGGAATTGTACCGTTTACACCATCTACTAATAACGACGAGTCATCTGCAAATACACTACCAGTTACATCTCCTGTATAGCCTTCTACTGTACGCAGAGTTCTAAAAATAGCATCAAGGCCGCCTGTGTCAACTGTGTTTGAATTTGATAATGACAACGAGCTTCCGTCATATGATATTGTTTGTGTTATATCAACTGTGTTGCCATTGCTAATAGTTAAATTATTACCATCAAAACTTAGTGTTTGACTATCTTCACCTT